TAGTATCGGAGATTGAAGAAATCGCTGCAGAGTTTGGAGATCCAAATTGTAAATTAACAAAACCTTACAAAATTGAAGGTGGTGCTTTACATAAGTGGATGCAAGACTATACTGAACAAAATGAAATAATGATTAACTCTGATAAGATTGTAACTCTTGTCACTCCTAGTCCTATGATTTTTGAACAATATTCCAAAGTGACTTCGTGAAATTTTACACCAATATACAACTCATAGGCAATCAGTTTTTGATTCGTGGATATGAGAATGGAAAGCACATCACACATCGAGAGGAATGGAAACCAACTTTATTTGTTCCATCTAAGAGAAAAACAAAATACAAAACACTAGAAGGTGACTCAGTTGAACCAATTCAACCTGGCTTCGTAAGAGATTGTCGTGAGTTCTACAAGAAATATGATGAAGTCGAGAACTTTAAAATATATGGCAATGACAGATACGTTTATCAATATATCTCAGAGAAATATCCAGAAGAACATATACAGTTTGACATCAAAAAGATCCGTCTTGTAACGATTGATATTGAGGTTGCTGCAGAGAGTGGTTTCCCTGATGTAGAAAATGTTGCAGAAGAATTGTTGTTGATTAGTTTACAAGACTATGCAACTAAAAAGGTTACAACTTTTGGTTCAAGACCATTTGTAAATAAAGATCCAAACGTAACATATATTCTATGTAATGATGAGGTTCATCTTCTTAGATCATTCTTAGCATACTGGAGAAAAAATTTACCAGAAGTAATCACTGGTTGGAACTCACAGATGTATGACATACCATATCTTGCTGGTCGTATTAATCGTGTTCTTGGTGAGAAATCAATGAAAGACTTATCACCTTGGGGTCTTGTATCTCAAGACGAAGTTTATATTAGTGGTCGTAAAAATATTACTTATGATATTGGTGGTGTTACTCAACTCGATTATCTTGATTTGTATAAGAGATTCACATATACAAACCAAGAATCATATCGACTGGATTATATTGCCAACTATGAGTTAGGTGAAAAGAAACTTGACCATGATGAACATGATACTTTCCGTGAGTTTATACAAAAGATTGGGATAAGTTTGTTCGATATAATATCATTGACGTTCAACTCGTTGATAAACTTGAAGACAAGTTGAAATTAATTGAACTTGCGATTACAATGGCGTTTGATGCCAAAGTTAACTTTATTGACATTCACTATCAAGTGAGAATGTGGGATACCATTATTTACAACTACCTCAAGAAACAGAACATTGTCATACCACCAAAGAAACGAACATCAAAATCACAAAAGTATGCAGGGGCATATGTCAAGGAACCGAAGCCAGGAAAGTATGACTGGGTGGTTTCGTTTGACCTTAATAGTCTGTATCCTCATCTCATTATGCAATATAAAATTTCCCCTGAGACGCTCAAGGATGACAAACACCCAACAGCTACAGTTGATCGAATACTTAAAGAAGAGATAGACTTTCAACTTCATAAGGATAGTGCTGTATGTGCCAATGGTGCAATGTATCGCACTGACATCCGTGGTTTCTTACCAGAGATTATGGAGAAAATATACACAGAAAGAACTGTGTATAAGAAAAAGATGCTTGCTGCAAAACAAAAGTATGAGGATACAAAAGACCCTAAACTTGTAAAAGATATCGCAACATTCAACAATATTCAGATGGCTCGTAAGATTCAACTGAACTCTGCTTATGGTGCGATTGGTAACGAATATTTTCGTTATTACAAACTTGAAAATGCAGAAGCGATTACTTTATCTGGTCAAGTTTCAATCCGTTGGATTGAAGATCGGATGAATAATTATCTAAACAAAATACTCAAAACAAAGGATGAAGATTATGTTATTGCTGTTGATACCGATTCTATCTATTTGCATCTGGGCCCTCTGGTCGAGATTATATACAAAGAACGAGAAAAGACTACTGAAGGTGTTGTTGGGTTCCTTAACAAGATCTGTGAGATGGAATTTGAAAAGTATATTTCGAGTTCTTATGAAGCGTTGGCCAACTACGTCAACGCTTACGAGCAGAAGATGTTCATGAAACGTGAGAACATTGCTGATCGTGGAATCTGGACTGCCAAGAAAAGATATATCTTGAATGTCTGGGATAGTGAAGGTGTTCGTTACGCAGAACCTAAACTCAAGATGATGGGTATTGAAGCAGTTAAGTCTTCAACGCCTGCACCTTGTAGAACCATGATTAAAGATGTTCTTAAATTAATCATGACAAAGACTGAAGATGATGTTATCGACTTCATCGAAAAGTGTAGAACAAACTTTAGATCATTACCACCAGAGGAAATATCTTTTCCAAGAACAGTGAGTAACGTGAAGAAGTATAAGAGTGTCAATGCGATCTATGAAAAAGGAACACCGATTCATGCTCGTGGCGCCCTTCTCTTCAATCATTATGTAAAGAAGAATAAACTCACACAAAAATATTCTTTGATTAATAATGGTGAGAAGATAAAATTTTGTTATCTCAAGAGACCAAATCCAATCCAAGAGAATGTAATATCATTCATTCAACAATTTCCAGAGGAACTTAACCTTGACAAATACATAGATTATGATCTACAATTTGAGAAGTCGTTCCTTGAACCTCTCAAGATTATCCTCCAATCAATTGGATGGGAGTCTGAGAGAAGAGTAAACTTAGAATCATTTTTTGTATAATGGACTTACCTATCAATGATAAAGAACTAGACTTATTAGTCTGGATGTCTGAATATGTATCAGGCGATGGTTGTGAAGAACTTCATAAAAAATTGAAGTTAGTAAAAGAAGTTAGAGATGAGAACCCTGACGGGCCTTATAAAAGAATACTTCGTGAAAAACATGGGATGGTAATTTAATGGACTTTCTAAAAGAAATAGTAAAAGAGATAGGAGATGAATATACGCAGATTGCGTCAGATATTGATGAGACTGAAAGATTCATTGATACAGGATCCTACATTTTTAATGGACTCATTAGTGGGTCTATTCTGGGCGGTGTGTCTAGCAATCGTATTACTGCCATTGCTGGTGAGTCGAGCACTGGTAAAACTTATTTCTCTCTTGCTGTCGTCAAGAACTTTCTGGACACTAACCCTGATGGGTATTGTCTCTATTTTGACACTGAAGCAGCCGTCAATAAAGGATTACTGGAGTCTCGTGGAATTGATACGACACGGTTGGTTGTTGTAAATGTTGTAACAATTGAAGAGTTCCGAAGTAAAGCACTTCGTGCAGTAGATATATACCTTAAGACAAGTGAAGAGAATCGTAAATCTTGTATGTTCGTGTTGGATTCTCTGGGTATGTTGTCAACAGAGAAGGAAATAAGAGACGCATTAGATGATAAACAAGTCCGTGATATGACCAAATCACAACTTGTCAAGGGAGCATTTCGTATGCTAACATTAAAACTTGGTCAAGCAAATATTCCACTTATAGTTACAAATCACACTTATGATGTCATCGGATCTTATGTCCCGACTAAAGAAATGGGAGGAGGCAGTGGCCTCAAGTATGCCGCGTCTACGATCATTTATCTCAGCAAAAAAAAGGAAAAGGATAAGACAGAAATTGTTGGAAACATTATTAAAGCTAAGACGGCTAAATCCAGACTCTCAAAAGAAAATCAACAAGTCGAAATAAGACTCTACTATGATGAGAGAGGTCTCGACAGATACTACGGTCTTCTTGAATTAGGAGAACTTGGTGGCATGTGGAAGAATGTTGCAGGTCGATATGAAATGAATGGTAAGAAAATATATGGTAAAGAGATATTAAAGAATCCGACAGAATACTTTACTGATGATATAATGAAACAACTAGACACTATTGCGAAGAAGCAGTTCTCTTATGGATCGGATTGAAACCACAATACTCCAAAACTTAATATACAATGAAGAATATTCTCGTAAAGTTATCCCTTTTATTGAACCCGATTACTTTGAAAATAAATCTGAAAGAGTCACCTTTGAACAGATTTCAGAGTTTATTGTTAAGTATGGTTCTGCGATTACAATTGAAGCTTTAAATATTGAAGTTGATAACCGCACAGACTTAACTGAAACGGAAGTTAAAGAGATAAGAGAACTTAATGGTTTCCTAACTAATACACCAGTTGATTATCAATGGTTGATGGATACTACTGAGAAGTGGTGTCGTGATCGTGCAATCTATCTTGCACTAATGGAATCAATTCAACTTGCAGATGGTGATGATAGTAAGAAGAATAAAGACGCAATACCATCTATACTATCAGATGCACTTGCAGTATCATTTGATAATCATGTTGGACATGATTACTTAGAAGATTACGAAGAGAGATATGATTTATACCATAGAAAGGAAGAACGTATTAAATTTGATCTTGATTTCTTTAATAAGATTACAAAAGGTGGAGTTCCAAATAAAACACTTAATATTGCACTAGCAGGAACGGGTGTTGGTAAATCTTTGTTTATGTGTCATGTTGCGAGTAGTGTTTTACTTCAAGGTAAAAATGTTTTATACATCACTCTTGAAATGGCAGAAGAAAAGATTGCAGAAAGAATTGATGCAAACTTATTGAATGTAAATATACAGAATATAACCGAACTTCCCAAACCCATGTTTGAAAGTAAGGTAAATAATCTTACAAAGAAAACGCAAGGAACTCTTATAATTAAAGAGTATCCTACTGCGTCTGCACATTCAGGTCATTTTAAGTCATTACTCAATGAACTCGCATTGAAAAA